TTATGGAAATTGAATATATGCTATCAGGTGATTGGGATCAAGGAACTGATACTGCGGTCATTCCGGATATTCCCTTCATTCCTGGATCTGATTCTGACCCAAATAGAAAGTCAAAGCAACCACCTTCAAGTCCGATGGCATATAATATTGGTCCAGGATCTCGAAAATGAACTACTTTAATAAAATTCCCATCATCTCATACAACGGTTATGATGTTAGAAATATTCTAGCAAGAGGTCAACTTTCCAAGAAGTCAAAAGCTTCATATTCACTATTCTATCCTTATACAATGAAGGATGATGATCGAATTGATAGATTGGCAGCTAACTACTACGATGATCCAGGTTACACTTGGCTCATTTGGTATGCTAATGAAACCATTGATCCTTACTACGATTTACCTTTATCTGATTTAGATCTAGCCAGTTACATAAAAAACAAATATGGATCTATTGAGGCTTCAGCACGTAAAATTAAACACTACAGAATAGACTGGGTAAATGATCAAAGTGAATTGACACCAAGTGAGTTCAATCAGCTTTCAATCGACGACTTTAATGGTTCACATAGAAAATACTATGATGTAGTTCTTGATTCATATGGTCTCGTTAAGAAATATGTCCGTAAGCAAGATGATTCCATTTTATTGACTAATCAGACTGTAATACTTAATCTTACTAATACAACTGGTACCTTTGTAAAAGATGAAGAACTCAGAGTGAATAATGATCCGATGATCTACGCATTTGTGAAATCAGTAACTGGATCTACAATAACTATTCAACACACCACAGGTTTCCCTGTAGATCCATCCATTGCAGCGGGTGTGTTTTTCTCTTTGTCTGACACATTTATCGGCTTTACGGTTGCAGGTCAGGAATCGGGAGCTACAGGTGAAATTGATTCTGGCACCGCAATAAAGACTATGGCTGAAGTTGACAATACATATTGGAGCCCGGTGACATATCTAGATTATGAGTATGAAGAAAACGCCAAGAAGAAATACATTCAGTTGATTGGTTCAAATTATAAGAATACTACCGAAGAACAACTGAAGCGAATTATGAGATCAGCATGAGTTTTATTAAGGATGTTCTATCTGGTATTGAAACTGTTTTAACAGCATTAGGTGCTTCCACCGATGTATCAAAAACTGCGGGGACTGATATTCTTGCGGGTGATGTGGAAATACTTGACATTTCGTTAGTAAGTCTGGATGGTAATCGTAAGTTTAGTCTAATGGATCATGCCAAGGGTATTCAGATCTTCAAGTCTATTATGTCTCCTGTGATCTTTGCTGAATTGAACATATCCGACTCAATTGGGTTATATGAAAGTTTTCCAATTCTCAAAGAAGAATATGCTACAATCTCGATTCGTACACCAAAGAATAATACTACCTTGACATTACTATTTAGAGTGAATGATGTTTTTGATTATGAAGTTCACGAGAATAATAAGAATGTTACATACACACTTCAATTAGTTTCGGCTGATATGCTGAGGAACTCAAGACTTTTTGTAAAGCGTAAGTTTAATGGTGCTGGTGATGAACTAATTAACAAGATTTTAAAGGATGATCTTCAGACTAATAGAGAACTTGATCTAGAAAAGACGTCTGGTATTATCAGTAAGAATCTTCACAAGATGAGACCATTTGAAGCTATTGATTATATCCGACAAAAGTCATATTCAGTCAAATATAACTTCTCACGACTATTTTTCTTTGAAGGTAAGAAAGGATATCGTCTGGCATCATTAGCAAGACTTATGGATGATGGTGCTAAAAGTGTAGCAAAAGGGACTGATAAAGAGTTCTTCTTTGACACTCACAGAAAAATCAAAATTGAAGATGTGAACATTCGTAATATCATTGCATATAACAGACCGACAAGTGGTGATGCCTGTTCTGTATCAGGTTTGGGTGGGTTTACAAATAGTGTGAATGCACTAGATACTATTATGGGCAACTTGAATACAGTTACATATACAGACAATATCGGAACTAATACACTTAAAACCGCAAGCGGTAACGATAAAGCTTCACTTAATAGTTCGACTTATACTAACGCGCAGGGTAAGACTACATCTGCTACTAGATTAGTTCCAATCTCTAGTGCAAATCCAAAAACTCAGTACCCTGAAGCATTAAGTATTGGTATTGCGGAAGCATTAAAAATTGATCAAAATAAAATCCAGATTTACATTTATGGCGATACAGATATAGATATTGGTGACATGATTATTTGTCACTTACCTGCTGCAACATCAATTGACAATGGTAAGACTAAAGCACGCTTAAATACTGGAAATTACTTGGTTTCTAAAATTAGACATATAATCTTAAATAGTGATAGACCACAACATACGATGGCTCTAGAACTAATTAAGGGTGACTTTGAGGACAATGCATAATGAGTACTACTCAATTCTTAGGTGAAGATGGCTTCCGTTGGTTTGTCGGAATCGTTGAAGATATTAATGACGAGTTAAAGCTAGGCAGAGTAAAGGTCAGAATCTTCAATGTCCACGATGATATTCCTACTGAAGATCTTGACTGGGCTCAGGTTATGATGCCAACAACTAGTGCCAGCTTTGAAGGTAACGGAGATACTCCACAGTTATCTGTCGGTTCACGTGTGATCGGTTTCTTCATGGATGGGCGCGAGAAACAGATTGCAATGATCATGGGCACATTTCCCGTCATCCCAGATATGGATAATGGTAAACATTCGGTGCCTGCACTTGCTCGTGGGCAACAGACTATCGGAAAAGAAAAGGCACACCCCGTAGAACCTGATTCCGCATATGCCGCTGAGTATCCTTATAATCGAGTTATTCAGACTCGATCTGGGCATGCTATTGAACTTGATGATACGCCTGGGCAAGAACGAATCCACATTTTCCACAGATCTGGAACTTCAATCGAGATCAATACTGAAGGGCGCATGGTCATCAAAACAGTAGGAGATAGTTTTGACATTGTTGGTGGTGCTAAGAAAATCGCCATAAAGGGCGACTGTAATCTTAGTGTTGACGGAACTCTAAATGCTGTTATAGAGAATGATGTTTCAATCAATACAAATGGTGATATGAAACTTTCAGCAGCCGGGCGATTGTCTCTTAATGGTCTAAATGGAATCTCACTTACTTCTGGTACTGACATTACATGTTCCGCGCCGGGCGGCTTAAATACTAAAGTGGGAGGAATTACTTCGGTTAATCATATCATACCTGGTGATGGTGTAAATGATACTATTGTAGCCGGTGGTAGATCATTTACATTTGAATCCGGCATTTTGACGGAGTCTAAGTAATGGAATCTAAACCGCCAGTACCAACCGCAATAAAAGCATTGATTGATTCTCAGAAGCCCAAAGCTTCACAAAAAGTCCATTCCAAGTCAAAACCTACGCCGCCTACTGTAACTGCCTTGAGTTCAGTTAAATTGACAGATTTAGATGCTGAAGCAAGAAAGAATATTCAAAGATCTTCAGAGTTAGTAAACCCACCTGCTTTATCTGGTGCTTGTAAAATAAAATCGGATAAACAAGTTCGAGATGCTAGATTTACAGGTGGATCGACATTAGCAAAACGAATTAAAAAAATTAGTAGTGATCTTAACTCGAGTAATGACTGTGACGTACTTCAGCAGAAATTAGAAAAGGCACTGAATGATATAAATGATGAACTTAAATCATTAAGTGATCCAATTAAAAAGAAATTGCAAGAGCTTTTTCCTCTTCTTTCTGTTCCTCTGAATCCTTTTAAGCTACCTAAGTTTATTGTCAAGCAAACTATCGGGCGTGTATTACCAGACATTGAAGCACTTATAGATTTAATTAGTAGAATTGTAGAAGTTACAAAAGCTCTAGATGAACTTTTAGTTACGGCAAGAGGTCTTCAGGATAGACTTAATTACTGTAATGTGTTTACTGAGAGTAAATTAGAAAATTCAGCAAGAGATGTAATACAAAAAGCCGCTTTAGATTTAGAAAAGAAAATAGGCAAGGCTATTGCATCTAATATTTGTGAATCTCTCAATGAAGGTGGTATCACAATCGAAGATTTGGATGACACACTTCGTGCAGTCAAGACAATTCAAGATGCAATTTCCGTTGGTGAGTCAATCATGAACGGATCAATGTTGAATATAAGTCAGACACTTTCAGTTATTGATTCACATCAATCTACTGTTCAGACATTAACTAATATTCCACCTGTACTTGATACATCATCTGTAAACAATTTTATTACTTCAGTCAATAGTACTGATTATACACAATATAAAGACAATGTCAACCAAATAATGAATCTACCAGAACCGGTTAATGAACAATTGCCAGTTATCACTGGAACTGCAGCTGTAGGAAATACAGTTACTTGCTCTGATGGAACTTGGAGTGCCAATGGCGTAAGCAACAATGCTGCATTTACGTACTCGTATCAGTGGTCTAGAAACGGAACAGATATTTACGGTGCAAATACTAATACTTACATTCCAGTCTTGGATGATCTAGAGTGTAATCTATTCTGCACTGTAACCTCGGAAAATCACACCAATATCGAGAAGGCA